ATACTACAGTAACTCGTAATAGATTCTTAGCTCAAGTTAATCCATACATGGAATCAGTAGTTCAAAGACAAGGTTTATATGCTTATAAAGTTGTAATGGATGATTCAAACAATACAGCTGATGTAATCGACAGAAATCAATTAGTAGGTCAAATATATATTCAACCAACTAAAACTGCTGAATTTATCATCTTGAACTTTAACATATTACCAACCGGCGCTACATTCCCTGCATAGGGGAATATGGTTCCAATATTTATTAATAGCAATAAAAATTTAACATAAAATGGCAGTATTAGATGCAAATGAAATAATGTTTACCGCTTTTGAACCAAAGGTTCAGAATCGTTTCATTATGTATATTAATGGTATCCCAGCATACTTAATCAAGAGTGCAACAGCACCTGGATTCGAAGCTGGTGAGATCATATTAGATCATATCAACGTTTACCGTAAAATAAAAGGTAAAGTTCGTTGGAATGACATGACTTTAAACTTATATGATCCTGTAACCCCATCTGGTGCACAATCAGTAATGGAATGGGCTCGTTTAGCACACGAATCAGTAACTGGTCGTGATGGTTATTCTGATTTCTACAAGAAAGACTTAACATTAGATATCTTAGGCCCAGTAGGTGATGTAGTAGGTGAGTGGGTTATTAAAGGTGCTTACGTTAAAACAGCTACATTCGGTGAATACGATTGGGCTAACGAAGCAGCAATTAATCTGACAGCTACAATCGCTATGGATTACTGCGTATTGAATTTCTAAAATATACAATATTTCGAATAAAATTGACGTTTGCTTTGGCAAACGTCTTTTTTTTGCATATATTTATATATACACAAATAAAAACGTTATATGGCCGAATTTAAAATTCCAACCGAAATAGTTACATTACCATCAAAAGGTTTATTGTATCCTAAAGAATCCCCACTATCTGCAGGTGAAATTGAAATGAAATACATGACGGCTAAGGAAGAAGATATTCTTACTAACGCTAACTATTTAAGAAATGGTACTGTATTAGATAAATTATTACAAGCATTAATTATAGATGATATTAACTATAATGATTTATTAATTGGTGATAAAAATGCTATTATGATTGCTGCTCGTATTTTAGGTTATGGTAAAGATTATACTATTAACCATAATGGTAAAGAAGTTATAGTTGATTTATCTCAATTAAAAGACAAAACATTAAATGAAGAATTATTTAAAATAGGAATAAATGAATTTACATTTGATTTACCTAAATCAGGCAACGTAGTTACATTTAAATTATTAACACATGGTGATGAGAAGAAAATTGAAGCTGAAATTAAAGGTTTACAAAAAATAAAACCAGATTCATCTCCAGATGTTACAACACGATTAAAATACATGATCACATCAGTTAATGGTGAGCGTGAACAAAAATCAATACGTGATTTTATTGATACCTACCTATTAGCACCTGATGCTAGAGCTTTACGCCAATATTATAACCAAATATCTCCAGATATTAATTTAAAATTTATACCTGATGACGAAAACTATACAGGGGAGGGTATAGATATTCCTATTAGTTTTAACTTTTTTTGGCCTGACTTCGGAGTATAGATTATCTTTATTTAGACAAATCCATGAAATAGTATTTAATGGACAGGGTGGTTACAGTTGGGAAACTGTATATAATATGCCTATTTGGCTTCGTCGATTTACGTTTGAAACTTTACATGAATATTATAAAAAACAAAAAGAAGCAACTGAAAATCAACAAAGTATGCTAAAAAATAAATCTGATAAAAACATACCACGTCCCGATATAGCTCCTAAAAAACTAACATACACAGCAAAGGCGCCTAAAAAATAGGCGCTTTTAATATTTATACGATGCATTTAATAAACATATTATGGCTACTAGTGTAGGTGGTGGTGGAAATACACCCCAAGAAAATTTAAAAAAAGTCGTAGAAGAAATAAACGACGTTAAAGACCAGTTAGGATCTATAATAGATGAAATAACAGATTCTTTAGCTAGTGGCCTACAAGACTTTTCAGCAATATTACAAAGAGATATAACTAAACGTTTACGAGAAAGCCTTAAATTAACTGATGATCTTATTAAAAATGAGTCTAAGTTTATTGAAGGTTTACTTGAAAGAAAAGATATTGAAAAACAAATTTTTGAATCTAAAACAAAACAATTAATTACTTCTGATTTTCTTTTAAAAGCATTTATATCACAAAATGCTCAATTAGGAAGTTTAATAACAAATGCAGAAAGCTTTAAACAGATTCAAGATGCTATACTAAATGGTTCTTTAACACTTAGTCAAGAACAAAAAGATTATGTTGATAATCAAGTTAGATTAAATGAAATAAATGAGAATTATTTAAAATATTTAGATCAACAGCTTATTAAGGTAAAAGAAATAGATAAAAAATTAGGAGCAACAGGTAAATTAATGAAAGGTATAAGTAAAATTCCTCTCATAGGTAATGTAATTGATGCTAAAGAAGCTCAAAAACAAATGAGAAAAGCTATTCAAGAGCCTGGTGGAACTCAATTTAAAGCTTTAAAAGCAGGATTAACTTCTATTAGTACTGATATTAAAGACTTTTTAAAAGATCCTATTACATTAATTACTTTCTTTACTAAACAAGCTCTTAAAGCTAATGCACAAGCAGTAGATTTAGGAAAAGCATTAGGTACATCTGGAACAAGATTTAGAGAAACTTTAGCTAATATAGAAATAGGTAATTCAAATATAAATGTTACTACTGAATCTCTAACTAAAGCTTTTGGTCAATTAGTTCAATCAACAGGATTTGCTTATAAATTTACAGAAGATCAATTAGTAACTCAAATTAAATTAACTGAACAAATTGGTTTACAAGCAGAAGAAGCAGCTCAAATTCAACGTTTAGGGGTTTTAAATAATAAAACATCAGAAAATACTTATAGATCATTTGTTAAAGGATTAGTTGCTACTCGTAACCAATTAAGAGTTGGAATTGATTTTAAATCAATCTTAGCTGAAGCCACTAAAGTATCAGGACAATTAGCAGCAAATTTAGGATATAGCCCAGAACGTATTGCTGAAGCTATAGTTACTGCTAAGGCATTTGGTATGACTTTAGACCAAATAAATAAATCCGGTGATTATCTTTTAAATTGGGAATCATCAATTGAAAGTGAATTAAAAGCTGAATTAATTACTGGTAAACAAATAAATTTAGAAAGAGCTAGAGCGGCTGCTTTAGTAGGTGATCAAGTAACATTAACAGAAGAATTAGCTAAAAATATAGGTACATCTGTTGAGTTTACTAAAATGAATAGAATAGCTCAAAAATCCTTAGCTGAATCTGTTGGTTTAACTACAGATGAATTAGCAGAATCATTAAGAAAAAGAGAAGAAGCTATAAAACAAGGAAAATCATTAGCTCAAATAACTGAAGAAGAAGCTGCATCTGCCATTGAAAGACAATCCGCACAAGCTAAGTTTAATAAATTGGTTGAAAAACTAATTAGTATAACAGGTAATTTTGTAGCAGGCCCGTTAGGAGTATTTTTAGATGTTTTATCAGATATACTTTCAGTTGTTACTAAAATAGTAGCAGGAATGCAAGAACTTCTTGGTTCTACTGTTAGCAGAACAGTAGTAGGAGCTCTTGGAGGGGCAGCAATAGGTAATTTACCTGGAGCAATAATTGGAGGACTTGGTGGATTAATAGGAGGATTAATGGCTGATGATATGATGTCATCAGGGTATGGTAGCAGAAAATTAGTTACTCCTACCCAAACAATAGCATTGAACAATAATGATACAGTAATAGCAGGCACTAATTTAGTTAAAGGAGATGATACATTATCTATGCCTAAAGGCTCACTTAATTTAAATAATAGTGCTGATTTATCACCAATAGTAAATGCAATAAACGAAGTTAAATCCGCAATTAATACATTAGCGTCACGTCCATCCATATCATATATACAAGGTGAAGATGCTTTTGCTAAAAGCATAGGTACTACACAAGTACAAAATTCATATAGATTAGCATAATTAAATATTTATACCAAACAATTAAAATATAATAGCCATGTCACTTCAAGACAAATTAAAAAACAGTACATTAAGTCTGCAAGGTAATGGATTTAACCCACAAAGATCAAGCCCAGCATTTGGATATGCTGATGCTTCTAACAGTTTAGATCCTAAATTAAGTAAATTACAATACACATATGATGTAAATTCTAATCCTAATGTAAGAATTGTAGATTTTAATAAAACACCTTACAAATCAATAGTACCATCTGAATCTCAGTTAGATGAATTAGATACAAGAGGTCCTAAAAATCTTAAAGCTGGAACACCCGGATCTATAGTATCACAAATATATAAATCTTCAAAAGGTAATAACTATAGAGATTTAGGCCCAACTGAAGGACGTTACTAAATAACAATAGATGTCTTTATTAAATTTAAAAACTGACTTAAAGTCACTTAAGTATGGTAATGACCAACCAGGTGGAGGAAATAGTGGACAACCCTATATCCAAACTGCTATACCTGAAAGTCGTACAACACCCTTTACTAGCGGTTTGATAAAATCATCTCTTACTGATACGAAGCGTATTTTTAAATATTTA